AAAAAAATTCGTTTTAATTACCAAGTTTGTAGAAGAGGGTGTAGCTAAAAGACAACAAGAATTAATAATAGAAAAAGAAAAACCAAAGAAGGTTATAGAAGTGTCTGAAAGCACAGAATATAAACCCAAGGTAAGAAAGAAAAAGAAAACACTACTCTCAAAACTCAGGAATAATAATGGCGAAGAAGGCTAAGGCTGTAAAAAAAGATTCTATTTACGCAGATATAGAAAAGCAATATGGAGATGTTATAAGCTCTGGAATGGACGTACTAAAAGATAAGCGGGATTATAAGATAATATCTATAAGTCCTGCTATAGACCTAGCTCTTGGTGGAGGAATTAGAGAAGGTTGCTGGCTAACCCTGACAGGTGATCCAAAATCAGGAAAGACTACAACAGCCATGCAGATAGCGGCAAACTGCCAGAAAGAGGGCCGTCCCATCATCTATCTAGATGTAGAGGGTAGACTAAATTCAATGAATTTTGAAGTTGGCGACCTAGATCCAAAGAAGATGCAGGTTATTGGGCCAATAGATAAGCCACTTCCGGCAGAGCATTTCTTGGATATAGCGTATAAGCTTCTGACGCACCCAAATAACCACGGTGCTGTTCTAATCATAGACTCAATATCTTCCCTGATCGCAGAGAAAGAGCTTATAGGAGACTTCTCTCCCACCAGAGCGGGGTTGCCTAAGATACTTAGCATTTTCACCAAGAAAGTTGGACAAATTTTACCAAATCAAAGAGGGTTGATTATTGGAATCACACACTTTATTGCTAACACGGCTGGAAAGGGAAAGGCAAAACTTTCAGACGGTGGCATCAAGATTCAGTATCAGGCAGATACAAGATTAGAAATTGGTTATGGCGGCGAGGGAAAGCCGGGAGTGACAGCTTGGGAGAATTCGGAGGGGGAAAAGATAGGACAAATTATTAATTGGAATATTCTTCATTCTTCAATGGGGCTTCATCACGACAATGTAAGGAGCTACATTAGATTTGGCAAGGGGATAGACAAGGCTCAGGAGGCTATAGTTCTCTCATGTGATTTGGGACTAATTCAAAAAGGAGGCTCTTGGTACACCTGTTCCTTTATGCAAAACCTTCCAGAAGAAGCAAAGAAGATTGACCCAGAGCTAGACGTAGAAGACAAAGAAAAGCTATCTACAGCCTTTAAGTTTCAGGGTCAGGATAAATTGTATAGCTTCCTTACAGGAAACGATCTCATTAAATATTTAGAGTCTTCCATAAAGGAAATGCTCAAGTGAAAATAATAGGGCTAGACGGAAAAGAATATAAGTGGAATCCATCTTATAATCAATCAAAGGGTGACAATAGGTCTGAATTACATAAAAAAGCTAAAAAACTTATTGAAGAAATGTTTCCGCATGATATAATCTTGGAAGAAGTGTCGCTTGCGGGTAGTCGTACTCAAGATGGGGGTGGGATACTTCGTGCCGATATGTTTGTGCCAAATAGAAATCTAATAGTAGAAGTCCACGGGGAGCAGCATTATAAGTTCAATAAATTTTTCTTTAAGAACAAGTTAAAGTTCTATAAGGCGCAGGCAAGGGATAGAGAAAAAATAGAATGGTGTAATATAAACGACATTAGGATAGTAGAGCTAAATTATAACGAGGACTTGGATGAGTGGCGAAAAAAGATTGAGTGAGTTTCTATCGGCTATTGAGACATGGAAATCGTGTAAAAACCTAGTCGAAATAGAAGAAAATGAAAATGTAGATCAAATCCTAAATATGAACTCCGACGATATCAAAACAATGACAGGAGAAGAGTGCCTATCCCAAGCCTATGAACTATACGCCTACGGAGAGTATATAGAATCTGTGAAGGTGAAAGAAAAAATTGTTTTAGACTGGGCAGATTCGAGTATTTGGTATATAATATCTACAACGATGCAAAACTACGGAACCCAATACACTAAATGGCAAGAGAAGTATTATTCCGCAATTAAAGAAAACCCCCTAGCTGCCGACATACTTAAAGTTAAGAATCACGCGGAAGCTAGAGTTTCGTTATTGAGCGGTAAATCAGATAGAATACAAAAAATGGCAGAGATATTAAATAACCTAGCTAGGAGAAAACAATGAGTGATGATTTGGTGCAAAAGATGTTGGAACTTCTTACCCCCTCGCAAAAACAAGAGCTAGCGGCTAGTCTTTTGGAAGAAGGCGAAAAAGAAGAGACTAAAGGGCGTGGTCAAGACGGGCAAAATGTGGTTGATGATTTCACGATGAAAGAAAGTAAAACTGGAGCTAAACCCACAAAGATGAAAATGGTTAATACCTTTGTAGATGATGGAACCGAACACAAAGACAGACAAAACGAAACGCCAGAAGTAGAGCCAACAGAAAGAAAAAGAGGGCCGACCAATAAAGTCGAGCAATCTTGTCAATCGTGTTCAGCAAAAGTTAAAGTACACCCGTTACATTCAAGGGAGTTTTTTGTCTGCGATAAATGCTTGAGGTCAAAGGCTGTATAGTGAAAAGAAAAAATCTTGAAGATTTAGCCTCCGAAAGAGCGGTGCTTGCCGCACTATGTCAGTACGGGCTTGATTGTTATTTAGAAGTAGATTTTCTTGACGCGGATCATTTTACAGATAATATAAATCAAGTAATTTTTCACTGTATCTATAAATCCATATCAGAGAACTCTAAGGTAGAATTGGCTTCTATCTTGTCTGCCGCAAATGGCTTGGGTGTTTATGAATCTATAAATAACAAGGAAGAAATATCTTTCATAAGGTCTTTATTTAATTTTCCCATTCATAAAGAAAATGCAAAATCTCATGCGGTAAAGATAGCAAAATTAAAACTAGCAAGAGACTTAAAAAGGACTCTCAAGGCGTGTGAAAAAGATCTAGACGCCACCACGGGGGAAGAAGACGTTATGGATCTCATCTCTAAGATAGAGACTCCCATACTTAATGCTACGGCAGACGTTTATCAAAGTTCAAATAATAAGACTGAAATTATAGGAGAAGAAATTGATGACTATCTTCAATACCTTTCTGAAAACGTTTCCGATAACGTAGGAATACCCACAGGCTTTCCTAGATACGATGCGGCTATTGGTGGCGGACTAAGAAGAAAATGTGTTGATCTTATCGCCGCACGTCCTAAAGTCGGTAAATCCATGTTTGGCGATGCCGTAGCTATGAATGTCGCTAAAAACAACATTCCCGTTCTAATGCTGGATACGGAAATGAGCAAAGAGGATCACCTTAACAGAATGCTTGCAAATCTTAGTGGTGTTGATATAAATAAAATATCCACTGGTAAGTTTACAGAAAATCCAACAGATAAGGAAAAGGTAGAAAAAGCCGCTCAGGAACTAAAGGATATACCATATCATTATATAAGTATTGCGGGACAATCATTTGAAAATATACTAGCACTAATGAGAAAATGGATATATCAACAAGTAGGCTTTGACGAATCGGGCGTAACTAATGACTGTCTAATTGTATATGATTACTTAAAACTCATGGGGTCGGAAGGCATCAGCAGTTCGATGCAGGAATATCAAGTGTTAGGCTTTCAGATAACTCAACTTCATAATTTTATGGTGAAGTATGATGTTCCATGTTTAAGTTTTGTTCAGCTTAATAGAGATGGTATAACTAGAGAGTCTACCGATGTGGTTTCGGGTTCTGACAGGCTAATATGGCTCTGTACGAGTTTCTCAATCTTTAAGCTAAAATCAGAAGAAGAAGTAGCTGAAGATGGAATAGAAAATGGAAACAGAAAATTAGTTCCTGTTGTGGGTCGGCACGGCCCCGGACTTGATGATGGTGACTATATCAGCATGAATATGTTTGGGAATATCGGCAAGATATCCGAAGGGCAAACTAGAAACGAGCTTCATAATAACGCCAGATCGAGAGAGGAAGGTTTTGAAATAGATGCAGAAATTGACCCAGAATCAGATATTGATAGTATGTGATAATTTAGTCAGAGTGCTACCAAGTGTTCTTAATTATTTTGATATCGACGCATTAGAGTATCCAAATAGGTATTCTTTTCCGTGTCCCGTTCACGGTGGGGATAGTCCAGAAGGTTGTAGTATTTTTACAGATGGGGATTCCGTAGTCGGAAACTGGAAGTGCTGGACTAATCAATGCGAACAAGACTACCAGAGTAATATTTTTGGTTTCGTCAGAGGTGTACTATCTCAGAAAGAGGGTAAAGATCTATCTTTAAATCACGTCTATAATTTCTGTTTAGAGTTTTTGAAGCTTGACCCAGAACAGCTAGATGCTCAACAGGTAGAGCCTAAGAAAGATGTAAAATTACTAGAACTATTTGAGAGAAAAATAGAAGTTCGACCGTCTGGTATCTCCAGAGAAGAGATAAAATCAAGAATCAATATACCCGCCGAATATTATTTAGGGAGGGGTTATGTACCAGAAACCCTAGAGGCTTTTGATATAGGTACATGTTTTGCAAAAAATCAGGCAATGTCGGGAAGAGTTGTTGTTCCCATCTATGACGGAGACTATAATTATGTAGGATGTGTAGGCAGGGCTACAAGCGAAAACATTACACCAAAATGGTTACATAGCAAGGGTTTTAAGAAATCTTTTCTTTATGGATTCAACATAGCAAAAACCTCAATGGGCAAAAATAAAGTTCTATTTTTATTAGAGGGTCAGGGAGATGTGTGGAGAATGCACGAAGCCGGGTATAAAAATTCAGTTGGAATATTTGGATCTAGTATAAGTGAGGACCAGCTATTAATACTTGAGCAAAGCGGTGTGTTAAATTTAGTCATATTAACAGATTATGATGAGGCCGGAAAAAAGGCAGCACAGCAAATAGTAAAAAAATGCGGAAGAAGATTTAACTACTATAGACCGCAGATTTCTAAAAAGGACATTGGAGAAATGACGATTAAAGAAATTCATGAAGAGCTTAAACCACAATTAAAAGGGTATAATTTAGTATGACTAACAAAATCTTAGCATTTGCAGGAAGTAAACAGTCCGGGAAAACCACATCCAGTAACTTTATACATGGTTATCAGATGCGGTCATATAATGTCATAGAAAACTTTAACCTAACAACAAAGGGGGAGTTGGTTATAACCACTGAGATTATTGATCCCAAAGGAGAAAAACAGAGTGGTCATGCTATTCTTGATACTAAGAGGGACGACTTAGAATTTGGAGAGTGGGCTGTCTATAATATGTGGCCTTATGTTAAAAGTTATTCATTTGCAGGCCCGCTTAAAAATATAGCAACGGGCTTATTTGATATCAAGGAAGAGGTCGTTAGGGGAACGGATATACAGAAGAATTCTAAAATACCAATCACTTGGCAATCTATGCCGGGGGTTGTGACATGTCCCAAATCCGCTAAGACACCGGAAGTAAAAAAATTAATCAGCAAAGGGGTTTTAACTTACCACAAGCCCGGAAGGATGACAGGCCGAGAATTTTTACAATTCTTTGGATCAGAGGTTTGTAGAAAAATATATGAAGAAATTTGGGTTTCCCGACTATTGAAAGATGTGGAGGCGGAAGGTTCTTTATTGGCAGTTATTGATGATTGTAGATATGGCAACGAAGGAGAAGCTATACAAAACGCGGGAGGTAAAGTCATCAAGTTAACGAGATCTAATCTCAAAGATTCCCACAAGAGCGAAAACGGCTTCGATGAAGATTATACATTTGATGCAGTTATAGATAATCAAAACCTATCCATTCAGGAAACAAACTTAGAAATAATAAAAACCATTGACGAATGGGGGTGGTTGGGAGATCCTATACCTACTCAAGATGCCAATAAGGATTCTGAGCAGGAGCCAGAATTAGTTGGTGGTATCCATAAATTTAGAGGGTCGGAATGATAGTAACATACATTAGATCGTCTAGCTATGGAAATTATGACTTTTGTCAGATGCAATATTTTATGACATATGTGCTGGGATACAGGTCAGAATCTGGCAAGAAGGCGCAGCTAGGAACAACTTGTCACAAAGTGATGGAATGTCTAGCCTCTTGTCAAAAAGAACTACAAGACAATCCAGAAGAGAAATCATTAACGATAACGGACGATGCTATTGGGGAGGTGGAATTTACTCCTAGAAAATTAAAAACAAAGAAGTTTATTGCGGGCTTATTGACACGAAGTTATGATTACTATGGATCTAAAGATAGCCATAAGTACTACCCTGCCGACTTTAAGTTTTGTGAAAAGCAAATAGAAACGGCAATATCTTTTAACGATGGTCAATTTGACCCCAGAAAAAGAATAATAGTAGACACAGAGCCTACATTCGATATTCCCATTGAAGAAGACTGGGCGAAATATAAATACGAAATGCCTGATGGGACAGTTGTCGAAGGTAATTTAGCAATCAAGGGGACGATTGACTTAGTTACTAAGATAGATGACAACATAATTGAAGTGGTAGACTGGAAAACGGGACAACGAAAGAACTGGGCTACGGGAGAAGTAAAAACATATGAAAAACTTCTTGACGATGCGCAGTTGCTATTGTATAATTACGCTATATCAAAGTTATATCCAGACTATGACCAAGCTATTATGTCTATCTTTTTTACTAGAGACGGTGGACCATTTAGCATGTGCTTTGATAACAGGGATCAGGATAGATTTTTAGACATGTTGAAAAAAAGATTTGAAGAGATTAAAGAAAACATCCAGCCAAGACCGATTAGTAGTAGTCGTAGAGATTTTAGATGTCAGAAACTCTGCCACTTCTATAAGAACGACTGGCCCGGAACAAATACCACAATGTGTGAGTATGTAGAACAAAAACTGCATACGATAGGACATAAAGAAACAGTGAAAGAGTGTACTAGTGAAGGCTTTAACATAGGATATTACGAGGCACCGGGATAATGAAAATACCAAATAATATCATATTGACATGGAAAGATGACAATATTCCTAGTTACGTAATTCCAAATATAAAAAAGCTAAACCCTGAAAAAGAGATACTTTTTTTTACAGATGAAGATGTTGTTGATTTTCTGTCAAAAGAGTACGACTCATCTTATGTAGATTTTTTTCATACAATTAATCATGGCTGTAACAAAGGTGATTTTTTTAGATATTGCTATCTGTATAAAAGAGGTGGGTATTATTGTGATGTAGATATTAAACATATAGAGCCTATTGATAATTACGTTTCTCCAGATATAGATTTATTTAGCGTTCTTTCTTTTTTTGGCAGTCATGTGTTTCAAGCGTTATTATATTGTGGTAGCGACCACCCCATTATAGAAATGTGCATTAAAGATATTATGAGCGATAAAGCGCAGCGAGACACACATTTAAATACAACTTCTGATATGTATAAAAATATATTGAAATTTTTAGGTAAACCAAAATCATCAAGATTAAAAGATGGAACTACAATAAAAATGGATGGTAAAAACGTAAGACTTGCAAAAGAAGCTATGTTAAACAAAGAACAAGCTTGTATATACAAAAATATAATTATAGCAATGTCAAGATATCCAGAATACGATCAAGAAAAAGGCTTTTTGAAACAGGTATGACACACGGAGATGAAATGGCAGAACTAATTGATTTAAATAATGAGTTTGATTTAGGTAATAAATTTACACTAGATGTCGCTACCAAATTTAGTGAGATGCTAGATGATAGCTATAGAGTCATTGTAAAGTATGATGCTCAAGACATGCCAAAATTTGGTGACAATAAATTTAACATTCTAATATCTACGTCCAGAGAAAACCATCAAATTCCAGAGGGATTTTTTAATGATGATGTATTTTTGATATTTCAACATTATCATGCACTTGATAGATGGGAACAGTGCCTAGATACACCCTTGACATTTCCTATTCCGCTGGGACCGTTTAATGATTTGTACAAAGATATTGAAATAAGACCACTATCACAAAGAGAATATGATTTTACTTTTATTGGACAGATTCCAAAAACCGGAACAAGAGACTGTTTTAAAAGAGGTCTTGACAAACTAGTAGAAGAGACTGGCGATAAGTTTAAATACAAAATTGAATTTACTGATGGCTTTGGTAAAGGATTAGAACCAAGAGAATATATGGAGCTTTTAGCCAATTCTAGGATGTCTTTATGTCCTGCTGGAGCCTATAGTATGGAAACATTTAGATTTTTTGAATCCACACTTATGGGCGCTATGCCGGTTGTAGACAGGCTTCCAAAATTCTGGTACTACGAAGAGGCTTCATTTTTTAAAGGCGCTTGGGACGTACTTGATAACACATTGTCAAAATCTTTAAATTATCTACAAACTGGAGCCTGTAGAAACATGCTTAAAGGTTTAGCTATGTATAATAATGATGTATTAAATGTTGAGAGTTTAGCTTCTAGGATGAGACACATCGTAGATCAAAGACATAGCAATATGGAAAGCTCTAAAGAATATCTAAACAATTTAAGGAAACATTTGAGAGATGAACTGGATTCCGATAAACTGTAAAACACACTTTAGTTTGTTGCATGGGTTTTGTAAACCTGAGAAACTAGCTAAACTTTGTTCAGAATATGGCTATAGTGCTTGTGTTGTGGCAGATATAAAAACCGTTTCTGGCGCAATCAGTTTTCATCAAGCCTGTAGAGCGAATGACGTAAAACCCATCCTCGGATGTGATTATGGGGGTTATTTACTGATCGCAAAAAACAAAGAAGGTTGGTTAGATATAGCTAGACTAACGACTATATTTAATCAAACCCCAGATATAGACACAGTAAAAGAGTTTGCGTCGAAAGGTAATATTATATGTGTGAGCAATAATAAGCTTTATAAAAACTTTTTTGGTAAAAACTTTGTAGAATACGACTATGAAAAAGATGGAGTTTATTATGTGACAGAGGATGAAGCGGACTGCCACAGAGTCTTACTTTGTTCAGGCATGAAGACAACTTTGCCAAAGGTGGAAGCAAAAAAGAAGAAGGGAGAGGCAATAAACAATGCTGAGTTCTTCGATAGTGATAACTATTACTTACCAAAACCAGACGAAGTAAATGGTAAAGATATAAAATTACTTAATAAGATAGCGGATATGTGTGAAGACTACGAAGTGACAGACAAACCCATGCTTCCCAGCTTCTCCTGCCCAAAGGGTTTTGATGAAAATGAATATCTAAAAGAGCTTTGCCGTCATGGTTGGAAGGGCAAACTTATCCCCAGCGGAAAAGTCGTTAACATTTCAGACAGGGATATCTATCTAGATAGAGTTAAAAGCGAATTAGAAGTTATTTTTAAGGCTGGGCTTTCTGGATATTTCTTAATCGTTCAAGACATAATAAACTACGTTAAAAAACAGGGGTGGCTAGCCGGACCCGGAAGAGGCTCCGCTGCCGGATGTTTGATTTCATACCTCTTAGGCATTACAGAAGTCGATCCTATAGAATATGATTTACTTTTTGAGAGGTTTTATAATGAAGGAAGAAATACAGAAGATCATATTTCCTTGCCAGATGTTGATATGGATGTTCCAGCCGAGCATAGAGACGAGGTGATTGACTATGTTAAGGATAAGTACGGTATAGAGAACGTGTCTCAGATGATTACATTTGGTAGACTTCAAGGAAAATCAGCCCTAAAGGAAGTATTGAGAATTAATGACGCAGTATCATTCAGCGAAATGAATGAGATTACAGACTGTATTCCTGATGAACAGGAAATTTCTGATCAATTAGAAATGATGGATAAGGAAGACAGGTCTATAATAAAGTGGGCGTTGATCAACGAATCCGAGGAGCTTAAAGAGTGGTGCAGGTTAGACGAAGACGAAAACCTAGAAGGGTCACTCGCTAAATTTTTTGAACAAGCTATAAAAATAGAAGGAACAAACAAGTCACAAGGTAAACATCCGGCTGGTGTCATTATCTCCAAGCATAAACTAAAAGATGTTTGCCCAATGGTGAAAGACGCGACAGGTAAAATGATAGCGGCTTTTGAAATGAACGACCTAGAATCTCAAGGTCATGTTAAGTTCGACATTCTGGCGATTGATTTATTAAGTAAAATTATGGAAATAACCAAAGAAGGAGAATAAAGTGGAAGCTACCGTGGAAGATTATAAGTCTATTATTTTTTCAGGCTGCTCAATTGAAAGCAATAAAGTTTGTATATGTAACCTGAGCAATTATAGTAAAAGAATTGTTGCAGACAACGAGTATCAGGTCTGGTCAGATAAACACAAACAATATCACCTGTATAAGAACATAGATGATGCTGTCAATAAATTTTTAGAACTAAGGGGAAAAAGAGTATGAACTATAGAGACATAATTGTTTTTGACTTTGAGACAGGGGGGAGAAATCCTCATATGTGTCAGCCCACTCAGATTGCCGCTGTAGCGATTCATGCTAGAAAGCTTGAACTCCAGCCCGGAGGTACATTCAACAGCGAGATCAGGCCAATCATAGACGATGACGAGGCTATTAAGGCTGGTGTTGACCCGCTAGAGGAAGAGGCGCTAAAGATAACCAGAAAGACAAGAGATAAACTCGCTAAAGCACCGCTTCCTAAAACGGTCTGGGGTAAGTTTGCGCAATTTTGTGAAAAGTATAACTTCAAGAAAACAAGTTATTATGCACCCATTGCCGCTGGGTATAACATTAATGGCTACGATATGCCCATTGTAGAAAGAATGTGTCAAGAGTACGGACCCATAGACGCAAAAAGAGGCCGTCAAAAAATCTTTAATCCCATCTTCACCATTGATGTGATGCAGCATATCTATTGCTGGTTTGAAAACAATCAGGACGTTAAAGGTTACAGCATGGATTATATGCGCGATTACCTTGGAATGGGCGAGAAAAGCAAGGAGAATGCTCATGACGCCCTTCAAGACGTGAAGGATACTGCTAATATCATGATTAAATTCATGAAACTTCAAAGAAGTCTATTGAAAAAGGTTCAGTTTGAAAAGACATTCGCCAACGGGGAAATTTATGTATGAACAATAAAGAAACGATTGAGCATAGGAGATATTGGATTAATTTATTTAAAATGTCTCACGGCTGCTCAATTTGCGGATATGATAAACACCCGTCCGCACTTTGTTTTGACCACGTAAAACCAGAAGAAAAACATGAGATGACAAAAAATGGCTGCTCTAAAAGAAACCATGCGGGTGGAATGTTTATGCTATATGGAAAGAAATTTTCTAGCGATGTATTACTAGACGAAATAAACAAATGCAGGATACTTTGTCATAATTGCCACATGGAGCAAACTCATAACAAGAGGCCAATTCCTGATAAGCCCCCCTGTAAAATGAGTTACCAAGAACTGGAATCCAACTTGAGAAATGATGAGAAAGCTTTAGATGTTTGATATTAATGATTTTGAAGATGAGAATGTGTGGGATTTGATTTGTGATGGACGTACCAAGGGTGTGTTTCAACTCGAATCCAATCTCGGAAAACATTGGGCCAAGAGGGTTGGTCCAAGAAGCATAAGTGATCTAGCTGCGCTGATTAGCTTGATTAGACCGGGGTGCTTAAAAGCTTTTACGGATGGTAAGTCTATGACTCAGCATTACGCCGACAGAAAAGCTAATATAGATCCTGTTATTTATCCACACGAATCTGTTGAGCCGATTCTCAAGGAGACCTATGGTGTTCTTGTTTATCAGGAACAGTCTATGAAAATAGCGCAAAAGCTTGCCGGTTTTGATCTTAAAGATGCCGATGCGCTCCGTAAGGCTATTGGAAAAAAGAAGGCAGACCTAATGGAGAAGGTCAAGAAGTCCTTTCTTGAAGGTGCAGAAAAGGAGGGAATTGTATCCAGTGAAGTAGCCGAAGAAATTTTTTCTTGGATTGAAAAATCGAACAGGTACGCCTTTAATAAATCCCACGCCGTCTCCTACGCCATTAACGCTTATTGGAGCGCCTACTGTAAAAATTATAGAATGAGAAGATTCTATAAGTCTTATCTGAACAGATCGGATCGGAAACCCAAACCCCAAATAGAAATCAGACAACTAATAATGGATGCTAAGTTTGAGGGAATAGAAGTATATCCACCAAGGCTCCAGCACATGTATACAAAATTTACTGATGTTGATGGTAAAATTTACTTTGGCATGAGGCATATTAAAAACGTAGGAACAAAAGAGTGCGAAAAAATAGAAGATATCACGAAGACAGAAGACATATCTGAATATACATGGATGGATGTTTTAGTTAAGATTATTAATAGCCGCAGAATAAACAAAAGGGCCGTTATCGCCCTAGTGTCCGTTGGGGCTTTTAATGGTGTAAAGAACACAAAAAACCGTCAGGAAATGCTATATGAGTTTGATAGCTGGAAAGCCCTCTCCGTTAGAGAGCAGAAGTATATAGAAGAAAATTACAACAGTAATGCTACCCTTGGTGAAAATGTACAAGGTCTGATAGACGGCTTTAAAATAAACTCAAGAAGAATAATAACTGTCAAAGATATCAAAAAGTCTCTTGATAAACCTTTCTATGATTTAGGCGATAGTGTTGAGACAATTGCGGATCAGGAGTTAAAATTCCTAGGCTGCCCTCTGACATGCTCAAAAACAGACGGAACGGCTGGTATTTTATCTAATTATATGTGCAGGGATGTATCAAAAGGGGCTATAAGAGGGAAGGTAAACCTAGCTGTACAGATAAATTCCCTAAGAGAATATAAGACCAAGAAGGGCAAAAACCCCGGACAGCTTATGGCTTTCCTAGCGGTAGAGGACTCCAGTGGTGAACTTGACTCTGTTACAGTTTTCCCAGAGAGCTATAAGGCGTATAGGGATGTTTTAATCGAGGGGAACACCGTATTAATACAGGCTGAGATATCTAAAAAAGACGACACTTCCATTATTATAAACAAAGCAAGTCAAATATGAAAAAAATACTTTTTTGTTCCGAAGCCTCTTGGTTTGCTACTGGGTACTCCGTTTATACAAAAGAAGTTCTATCTAGGCTATGTCAGATAGAGGATTTTGAAGTAGCAGAACTTGGATGCTACGCGCAAACTTCTGAGTCTAGTGATAAAAATCTGCCTTGGAAATTCTACGGGAATAAACCAGACCCAAGTAGTCCAGAATATAGCTCTTATCAAGGGAACCCAAGCGCTCAATTCGGAGATCAGTCCTTTAATTCAGTTTTACTAGATTTTAAACCTGATATTGTTATGGATATTAGAGACTGGTGGATGATCGAGTATCAACAGCGCTCTCCATTTAGAGACTTTTTTCATTGGTCTATTATGCCAACCGTTGACGCGGAGCCGCAGGCGGACCAGTGGGTTAACACATACGCCTCTGCTGATTCAGTTTTTGCATATTCCGAGTTCGGCAGAGATGTGCTACTAAACCAGTGTGATAAAATCAACTTTGTAGACGTGGCTTCACCAGCAGCTAATCAATGCTTTACACCAGCCCCCAACAAGGGTGAGCATAAGGAGAGTATGGGGGTTTCTCCTGACTCCTTTATTATTGGGACGGTGATGAGAAATCAGCGTAGAAAATTATATCCAGACTTATTTCAATCATTTAGAAAATTTCTTGATGAAACCCAAGATAGTAACGCTTTTCTTTATTGTCATACATATTACCCAGACGTTGGGTGGGATTTACCGAAGCTTATCCATCAAAACGGACTAGCCAGTAGAGTCTTGTTGACTTACAAGTGTAAGAATTGTCAAAAAATTTCTGTTGACTTCTTTCAAAACTCTATTCAAAATTGTGGAAATTGTCAATCTCTCTCTAATCATATTGTTGGAATATCTAATTCCATATCTGATGAAGAATTGGCAAAGGTTTATAATTGTTTTGATCTTTATGTTCAGTATGCTAATAGTGAGGGGTTTGGAATGCCGCAACTAGAGGCGGCTAACTGCGCGATACCGGTTATCTCTACTAACTATTCTGCTATGGAGTCCGTCATAAAAAATATTGGTGGATACGGAGTTATCCCAAGTTCTTATTACGTAGAGTGTGAAACGGGCTGTAAAAGAGCGATTCCAAATAACGAAGCTTTTGTAAATCTATTAAAACAATTGCATTCTAGGAAAAATGAAATCTCAGAAATAGGCAAACAGGTTAGAGACAGATCCTTGCAAAATTACAGTTGGGACAAGGCGGCAGATGTCTGGGCTACATATTTTAAAACCATAGAAAAGAAAGACCCAGCAACCACTTGGTACTCTCCTTTAAACGCACCACAGCCAAGCCAAGGTCTTCCAGATGGGTTAAACTCCACTGCCGAGGCAGTAAACTATATATTCACAGACATTCTACATAAACCGGAATGGATAGGTGGCTATTTATGGAAGCGCGTCTTGAGGGATGTTTCATTTGGATATAAGTGCGAAAACATGGATAAGCAATTCTACTTCAATGAATCCCACGTAAAGGGTCATAGTAGCAATTCACCATTTTCATTAAAACAAGCCTGTGAAGAAATGGCGAACTTTAGGAATCAATTGAATAATTGGGAACATATCAGAGTTAATAAAACCCAGCAGGAGTTAGCTGCAACGAAATGAAAATTTTATACATAGGAAATTACAAGGATGGTACAGGCTGGGCGAATGCTTGTATTAATAATATATTGGCGCTAGATAGTGTGGGGGTAGAGGTTGTCCCTCGCGCTATAACTTTCAATGATGGAAGTCACAACTGTCCAGAAAGAATATTAGAGCTAGAGGAAAACTCAGAAGCTGGATGCGATATTTGTATTCAGCATACGCTACCCCATCTTTATTCATACAACTCAAAGTTTAAAAACATAGGATTTTTAGCTACTGAAACAAGCAACTTTATTGAAAGCTCTTGGCAGCATCATGCTAATCTCATGGATGAAATTTGGGTTCCGACGAACTCCTGTAAACAAGCCTGTGTGAGTAGCGAAATTACAAAACCTGTAAAAGTGGCCCCACACTCTTTAGATATTTCTAAATATGATTCTGCAAAATATATTGAATCTGGATCTAAAATAGAAAATTTACTCCATACATTTAACTTTGCTTTTGTGGGGGAGTTTCTAGAAAGAAAAAACATTCAGGCTTTGGCTAGAGCTTTTCATTCTGAATTTGATCCAGACGAGCCTGTAAATCTCTATATTAAAACGTCTCAGCAGTCACTAGAGTATATTCAAAATTATTTTACGCAAGTCAGACAAGGGCTTAAACTTAGGAAGGATTACAAAGAAGAAGTTGTAATATGTGGAAATCTTGATAAGAAGGATTATATATCCGTACTTTCTCAGTGTCATTCATTTGTTATGCCCAGTAAGGGTGAGGGATTCTGTATTCCCGCCCTAGAAGCTATGGCTATCGGAATCCCGGTTATATATACAGAAAACACAGGAATGGATGACTTCTGCTATGGCTCACCCGTTCATTCTAATAGTTCTCCGTGTTTTGGTGCAGTTTCCACTCTGGATTATCTTTACACGGCGCGTGAAAATTGGAGAGAAGTAGATGTTGAACATTTAATGATTTGTATGCGGAGTGTATTTATGAAATGGAAAACGGAAATAGCCACACAGGAGAGCCAAGAGGCAATCAAACGGGCTAGAAAATTTTCTCATAAAGAAGTAGGATTAAAATTGAAGGAGATTCTCAATGACCGCTAAGGCAAACCAAAGAGCCATAAGAAACATTATGCGGAGATCTAATCCGCCAGAAAAGCTTAATATATTGACTTTTCCGACACACGAAAGATACGAAGAAAATTTATGTAAAACGGGGCATCATTTTTATTCTTTAACGGTATTGCCCGGAAAAGAGTGGGACGAAGATTACGCTAAGGTTCCAGAAAACTATAGTATATTTCATAAAATACCAGACGATATTGAATTTGATTTAATTTTAGCGCACTCTTCCTGCAATAGACTACAAATAGCTCATGATTATTTGTCTTCCACGCAAGGCGCAGTAAGTAATATGTGTCATATTCCCATATTGAGACATTGCCACGTATTGCCAGATATAAGATTTGATGTTAATAGCCAAATACAAGCCTATGGCTCTATACCAATTGGAGAAAATTCATTTATCTCAAAATATAATATGGGGGCATGGAATTATACAGAAAGCAATTCAAGCATTGTAGAACATGGTGTAGATACTGACTTCTGGAAACCCGACGACAGTGTGCAAAAAGATAACGCATGTCTTTCAGTGGTGAACGACTGGCCCAATAGAGACTGGTGTTGCGGTTTCAATCTCTGGCAACAGACCACTCAAGAATTACCTATAAAAGCCTATGGTAAAAGTCCCGGATTCTCTGAACCGGCAGAATCCACGGAGCATTTAAGAGAGATATATCAATCTTCAAGAATATTTTATAACACATCTTTACATTCGCCGGTTCCTAGTGTATTATTAGAAGCTATGGCCTGCGGTTGCGCTATTGTCTCCACCGCAAATTGCATGATACCGGAGATAATTGAGAATGGTAAGAACGGACTTATCTCAAACGACCCTCAAGAACTCCGGGGCTTCCTTGAACTTTTGTTAAAAAACGAAGACTTAGCCAAAGAACTAGGAGCCAACGCTAGAAAAACCATAGTTGAAAAATACAATCTTAAAAGATTTACGGATAATTGGAATAAACTATTTTACTCTACTATAAATAGCTACAGGAATAAATAATGAAAGTATATTTATCTAATACATCACCCTCTGATCAATCATTTAAACATTGCTCAAACTTAGCTGCGCTGGACGCGGTGGCATCGGATAGTGAAATAACAAAGCTGACTATAGACTGTTTTCTTTGCTCCTTCTCTTTCGAGGAGGCGGGGGCTGCTATGGCTCAGATATTAAAAAAATGCAGGATGAACTGCGAAGTAACAGTAATGGAGGCTGATTGTAATATACTATTCAGACTTTATACAAGGGGGGATATAGATTTGGAATATTTCAATACCTTATTCTTTGAAAGTTCAAAAAAATGCATTTTAAACATGCCCACGATAGAATCGCTAATACCAGAAAACTTTAAAGTAGAAGAAAAGTATATATCTAATTCTGCTTATTCGATAGTAAAATTAAGGAGAGTTAAATGATAGCAGAAACTCATTGTAAAGGTTGTGTTTTTTCAATAGAGACCGAAGGAAAGCAAACCGGCTGCCAGCTTTATAGAGCAGAAAAACTAGGCATTAAAGAAAGTCAAGATGATTCATTTGTGCTGAATAGGTACTGCAACACATGGAGACCAGAAGAATGGATTTCGGAATTGTCTCTAGAAGAATATAATAACAGACATCAGATAGCCATAAAGGAAGTGATTCCACGGGTGGGATTTTTTGTGTTACTAGACACAAGTAAAGATGCTGCCGATAATCTGGTTTCTATGGAAGATCTTAAAAAAACCATTCAAGATATTCAAAATCAAACAATTCACCAAGCTAGATATATTGTTGTGATTACAGATAAAACAGAATATAATCAAGAGATTCAAAAAATGCTGGTTGAAAATTTTGATCACGATAAAACCCTGCATCATCTAATTAAAGTAAGTTCCATCCCAGAACAAAAAATGTTTCTTATTGATGAATGCTTTAAACACGCTAAAAATGGCTGGATATATGTTACCACCTCTGGTGAACCTATTGATCAAGAATTAATAGAAAAAATTAATCAAAGGACAAATATAGATATGAAAAGATTATCTGTCATCAAGCCTTATGATGACTTTAATGGATTATTATTTTCTACTCCGTTATTTAAATTTCTCAATGGCAATAGAAAAAAAGCCTACGAGCTTGACGATGGAGAAATGTATTTCGACGAGCGGCCATTTCTAGAAAAGATAGAAGATATGAAGGATGACACCAAAGAAACCCTGATTACTTGGGAGGAATTCAATGCTTCCTAAAGTTGCAATTATATGCGCCAACTATAACTACGGACGTTTTATTGTTGAGGGTATGAAAAGTATACAAAAACAATACTACAAAGGTAAGACAAGGCTTTACATTGTAGATGATGGATCTTCTGACGATTCGTGGGAAAAAATATCAGAATTTGCAGCGGAAGATCCTGACTTTGTTTTTGCCCAAAGAATAGAAAACTCAGGCGCTAGTGTGGCCCGTAACACCGCGCTAGCCGCTGCTTGGGAGTGGGCTGATATATTTGGCATCCTAGATGCTGATGACTCTTATAAGCTAAACAAGGTTGAAAAACTAGTAGAAAAGCTAATGGAATACCCAGAAGTTGGTGTTGCTTACGGCGACTATGATATTATCAAAGATTACGGAGATAAACACTATGTAAAATATGAATCTAAAAGTCCATATTGCAGAAGGGAACTTTCCCGAAGATGTATGGTTCATAGCAACGCGCTAATTAAAAAAGAATATCTAGAAAAGGTAATCCTTCCGAATGGAGAAATCTTTGACAGTAGGCTTCACGGTCCAGCCAGCCAAGGCTTTATCGGATGTACTGAGGATTTTGATCTATGGCTAAGGCTGTCCCATCACTGTATTATGTGCCACATGCCAGAAAGTCTTTCTATCGTTAATGAAAGCGGTCAAAATCAATCAATGAAGATGACTCCAGAAATTTTTCAACAACAAGCTCAAATCCTAGGCAGTCGCTAGTGGCTAGATTTACAAGACAGATAACCACCCCCATAAAGAAAATCAATAACAAAAGCGATATCGCTGTTATTATACTATCGGCGGGAGTGGGGAGCAGGATAAAGTCAAACGAGCCTAGAAGTTTGATAAAAATAGGAGGAAAAACTTTGATAGAGCATCAAATTAATTTTGTAGAAAACAACATTGAAGATGCTGAAACAATTGGAGTATTTGGATATAGTGCAGATAAGATTATAAAAAAAATAGCAGGAAAGATAAGAATTGTAGAAAATCAGATATTTGATAAGACAAACAACTCAGAAAGCCTTAGACTAGCCGTAAATAATACCAATAAAAAAAATATCCTATTCTTTCATGGAGACCTATACTTTAACCATGAAATCTTAGATGACGCAAACTTTAAAAAATCTTTTATCATCGTAGACAATAAGGGTATGATGAAGAATAAGGAGATAGGTGTCACGATGTCAAAAAATAAAGCCACAATACTTTCATACGGACTGTCTACAAAGTGGTGTCAGATAGCCTTTATGACAGGTAGGGAATTAAAAATACTAAGAAGTATATTAAACAAGCTAAGGGGTAGTCGAAAAAAATTATTGTCTTTTGAGATAATAAACTTAATAATATCTAGTGGTGGCAATTTTGAGTGCCACGAACCGAACAATATGAGCATTATAGAGATAGATTCCATAAAGGATATAAAGAATGAAAATTTTAATTTCTAGTGACGGAAAACACGCGCACTATTTTCAAAGGATGGCTTGGGCAAATGCTTTTTCGGCCATAGGATTTAATGTCATGTTGTGGGATTGTAAAACTGTTCCCGCTTTTGACATATTTGACACTTTTGAGCCAGATATCTTTCTGGGGCAATCATATAATCTTGATGA